CTGGATCAAAGAGTCAGGGCCAGAAGCCCTCACCGCTCTCGGCAAGTTCATAGGCGACATGATTAAATGGATCGTCAATGACGGCATACCGCTCTTAATCAAAGCCACAGCAAAGCTCTCAGTCGCTCTCTTGAAATGGCTTGTAGATATCGGGCCCGATTTAATCAAAGGGCTTGCAGGTTTCGCGCTTGAGTTGGCAAGGTCTCTGGTTACTGCTGTTCTTGAAGCGTTTTCAGATCTTGGCAAGTTTGGTCTAGAGATCGGCAAAGCATTTGCAAACGGCATTATCTCAGTCGTAAACACTCAGATCATCGACCGTATTAACAAGCTGCTCGAGTTCACTATTGACCCTCCAGGCCCAGGGCCCAAATTGACAATTAACCCTCCAGACATACCTCGGATCCCAATGCTTGCTGAAGGTGGCATCGTCACAGGCCCGACTTTGGCAATTCTCGGCGAGCGCGGTAGAGAGGCAGTTATTCCGCTTACAGGCAACAACGTCCCTAACATGGGCATGAATATCACTGTGAACGCTGGCTTAGTTAGCACTCCTGACCAGATAGGTCAACAAATAATTGAAGCAATACAACGCGCACAACGCCGCAGCGGAACGGTTTTTGCTCCAGCATGAGTGCACCAATAATGCAAGTGTTAGTTGGCTTTCAAAGCACAACCGGCTTCGGCACGCCATTCATGTTAAACGATTCTTTTTATGGTGTGTTGGACACCGCAGGCCGAGGCACATTAGGCGGTCTAACTTTTGTTGATCTGACTAACATTGTTGAATCGGTCAATATTACTCGTGGGCGTTCACGACAATTAGATCAATTCAACGCTGGCACAGCCACCATTGCTTTCGACAACGCCAATCAATTATTAAACCCACGCAACACATCAAGCCCTTATTACCCGTTTGTGTTGCCACGTTGTCCTGTGCGAATACTTGCAAACGGCGTACCGATTTACACAGGTCTTATTACTGACTGGAACCTTGACTACGACATCAGCAATCAAGACATGATGTATGCGTCATGCGCCGACCAATTCACAGTGTTGGCTAACCAATCTCTTAATGCAGTTACGCCATCAGCTGAAGCGACTGGAACACGAATTAACACAATTTTAGACCTTGCAGAAATTAACTATCAGGGCGCTCGGTCTATCGACACTGGGAGCTCAACGCTAGGCGCTTTTGCTATAAGCCAGGACACAAACTGCCTAAACTATTTGCAGCTTGTAAACACAAGCGAGCAGGGCTATTTATTCATGAGCGCGTCTGGGACTTTAACCTTTAAGGGAAGGTCTAGTGTTTTGAACCCTGTTGCTGGCGCAACTTTTAACACCGATGGCACAGGACTCCCATATCAGACGTTAGTAAACCAATATGGTGACGAGCTGCTTTACAACTACATTGTCACGCAGTCACCAGCTGGAGCAGCACAAACCACTAGCAACGCGGCAAGCATTGCGCTTTACCAGTCCCAGCAATACGCGTTAACCGACTTGCTTAACAGCACTACCAGCGAGGTTGCAGGACTTGGCAACTATTTACTCGGTAAATACCAAAACCCCGTTTTGCGCTTTACTGGGTTATCCACACAAATGGCCGCGCTATCTGTCACAAATCAAAACATTCTGCTTGGGCTTGATTTAACAAGCGTTTGCACAGTTGTAAAAAACTTTGTGGTTGGCACACCAGCAACCGAAACACAGACCTTAATTGTCTCAGGCGTCTCGCATAGCATCACACCAGGCTCTCATATTGTTTCCTACACTTTTGAGAGCACAGACGGCAACCAATATTTAACTTTAAACGACAGCATTTTCGGGACGTTGGACAACAACCTTCTCAGTTTCTAGAAAGGAAACGACAACATGGCAGACCAGACCTTTACCTCAGGACAAATACTTACCGCAGCCCAAATGACAACTCTGCAAGCAAACAGCGCGCTTGTGTCAATAGGAACATTTACAAACGCGGCAGCAACAACTCTTACCGCATCAGGTTGCTTTAGTAATTTATTTGCAAATTATCGGCTTGTGTTTAACGGGACTGGCGGAATTGCAGCGTCAGGAGACATGACCTGTCAGTTTCTTGTAGGCGCAACACCGACAACAGCCAACTACACAAACAGCATCATTTTCAACAGTAACGCAGCAGGCCCAACACGGGCATATAACGCCGGTGTAGCCAACTTTGTAATCGGGTCAAATGGTGCGGCTGGCTCAGTGTTTAGCTACGACATTTACGCGCCGAACCTTGCCAGAGCAACTGTGATTACTGGTCAATACGCTGGGTTTGGCTCAACTTCAAGTTTTACCGCAGCTAACTTTGCGCAACAAAGCGACAGCAGCCAATTCACAGGGCTAACTATTACAGCAGCAAACACGTTTACGGGCACTTTGCAAGTTTATGGGTACAGGTAAAAAAATGATTTGGCGGATTAGTTTTGTGGCTGTGCTTATCGGCAGTCTGCTCATAGCGTGCGGAGACCGCGTGCGCCTCAACTGTGAACCGCGCACAAAGAACAAAGCACTCAGCGCGACCGTCTTTGAGACAACAACAACGACAGAAACTCCACAATATGGGACAGGTGGCAAATGCTAAAGAAACCCGAGAACAGACTCACTAACGAAGAGATTAAAGCGCGGATCGTCATGATCGTCGCGTGTGGGTTGACGCTTTCTTTCGTCGGCTCCGTGTTCACAATTTTGTACGGACTGCTATTTGTTTCACAGCCTGCGACAATGGCGGAACTTGACGCCCAGCAGATCAACATCCTTTCCTCGATGCTCCTCACCCTTTCGGGCGGACTTATCGGGCTACTCGCTGGCAACGGTCTCAAAGACAAGCCGAAAGAAAAAAAAGATGACAACGCCTAAAGCAGCTCCAAAATCTAACGCGATGCCGTACACAGGCAACAAAGACGCCAGCGCAACAGGCAAAGCCACTCCTGGAGCGCACAAACTCCTAGACATTCTCGGCACTAAATGGGGCTTCAAAAACCTTGGCATCTACGCCTACCGACCGATGCGCGGATCAACCATGCTCTCAGTACACGGCACAGGACGCGCTTTTGACGCTGGCTATAAACAATCCCAGCAAGAACTTGTTACCGAAATCTGTGACTGGCTCGCCGACAATCACGTCGCCCTCGGCATCGAGGAGATCCATCAGTACGTCTGGAAAACACACGGACGCGGTTTCCGCTGCAACCGTGACGGAAAGCCAGGCTGGAAAGAATGGGACGCCGAAAACAACGGAGGCCCTGGCGGATACTGGATCCATGTAGAGGTCTCGCCGACGTTCGCCCAAAACCCTCGACTCATTGTGCAGGCTTGGAAAAAGGTAATCCACACTTTCGTCACACCGATCGTGTAAGTTCTCTAGCGTCACCTTCTATCCCTACTACGGAGGCACTAATGGCAGGCAAAATTATCCGACCCGACGACTGGGAACCAGGCACTCTGTTCCATGCACCATTGCATCGAGAGCCCGACCAGCCCACAAGCGTCCAAGGCGCTAAAGACGTCAAACACCGGCGCACATCCCAGGCGATGCTTTTGCTCATTGAGTACAAGCTGCACGACCTTACCGATGAAGAAGCAGGAGCCCGATCAGGGCTAATAAGGCGTTCACGGTGCTACTGGAAAAGATGCTCCGATCTTCGCTCCGCTGGGTATATCGTCAATACAGGAAAGACGCGGATCGGATCCGCTGGATCTGCACAGATGATCTGTGCCATAACCCCAGAGGGCTTAGCAGCTCTTGCTTAGGAGGACTCATGTTCACTCGATCAAAGGATCGCTATTAGGCGACTCGCGGCAGCCGTGCTCATACTTGCCGCTCTCAACCCATCTCCAGCAAAAGCCGAGGCTCTGCCGTACCGATGCGAATACTTTGCATCCAAGGCCGTGCAGATCGGATGGCCTAAGAAGGAGAAAGCAATGCTGAAAAAGATTATGTGGCGCGAAAGCAGATGCCAACATTCCACTAATCGCAATGATCCCTACGGCGGATCGTTCGGACTGCTACAGATAAACGGCAGCAATGTCGGCTGGGCAAAGCGTGGAGGCTGGATCAACAGCCGAGACGACCTGCTTAAAACACACCAAAACCTCAAGGTCTCCCTCGAGCTGTGGAAGCTTTACGGATGGCGACCCTGGGGGACTAAATCATCCCAATAACAGAAAGAGCCCCTACATGACATTTAACTTAGACAACTACGAGCCAGTAGCGCCCAGACTGGCGCGATGGTTAGAAGCAGCAGAAGATCCTCGAGTCATTACAACGCTCATCGCTTACGAGCCAGGCAAGTGGTGCATCTTCAAGACCGATCTCTACGAAGGCGAAAAGATGATCTCAACAGGTCACGCCTACGAAGAGCACACCGAAAAAGGCGTCAATTCCACGAGCTTTATGGAGAACTGTGAAACAAGCTCGACAGGAAGGGCGCTTTCCAATTTTGGGATGGCAGGCTCAGATCCGTCCAAGCGCCCCTCTCGTGAAGAAATGACAAAAGTACAACGCATGACACCCAGCGACGCTCCTGAAGGCACACAACGCCCACAGGCATCACCCAATAAGCAAGCATCAGATGCACAACTGGGGCTCATCCGCACACTCTCCAAAAAACTAGGTTTTGAGGCACACTTCCCACCGAACTTCACAAGTTACGACGCCTCCCAGGTGATCCAAGAGTTGAAGGGCAACGTCATCCCACTCGCAATCCGCGCTGAGTCTTTCGAGGATCCGTTCTAATGCAGTTCATCGGAAAAGCCATCACAGCCATCATCATGATCGGCATCATCACATTGGTCATTGAGGCCATCATTTACGAGCGCGAAGTATCAGCAAAAACAAAACAAGAAAGGCCATTTTATGAGTAATTATTCCGAGCTAGAGGAAAAGTTAAAAGAAAGCGAGCGTTTAATTGATCTTCAAAAAGTGCATATTGAGGCTTTGCTAAGCCAAAACTACGAACTCAAACGAGAAGTGAAAATGCATGAGGAAAACATAAAAAACATTGGAGAAGAAGGCAGAGAATACGACGAAGGATGGGTCTATTTTGGCGATATGTGCGTAGAGGAATGGTTGGGATGGGTAAAAACCGAAGCCAAAAAGCGTATGGACGAGAACTCACGTTATGCATTTGAGTTGGCAGATGACATACAGCGAGCCCAATATCGAGTGGACGACTTTATGGAAGAACTTGCAAAAGCAGCGACAAGGTGGGCCTCCGATGAGTGATTACGATCAAGTCTGGAACGCTTTTATCAAAGCAATCCCAAAGCAAGACAAAGCCCGACACGACCTAGAAAACTTCCAAGCGCGACTTCTCAACAACGCTTTGCAGGAGATCCAAGATCTGAACCTTGAGATCACCCAGCATAAAGCCGAGATTGTGCAGCTCGAGGAAGTGTTGCAGGGCTACTCAAGTCTCCTCCATGACGTGACCAAGGACAGAGATCGCTTTCGGGACGACTGGAAAGCAATGGCACAGGAGGCTCAAAGATGGCGCTCATGACAGACGACGATCATTATGTGATGAAGGTTTACCCAAAAGCGCGCAAAGTGATATTGAAGTTTGAGGGGTATTGCTGGGATGAACACAATTACGAGCTCACATACAATAGTCACGTCGCCCCAGTAGTTAGGCGCTACGCCCAAGACTGGATCCCGTGGAATAAAGGCGTTCTAGTGCCCGATGAGTGTGACTGTTGCGGACATTACGAATTCACATGGCCTGCTCGAGTACTTGACATTAAGGGAGATGGCTAGATGGTCGCCCTCAGCGAGAAAGAATTTCAAAACAAAGTCATCGCCTTAGCCATCATGTACGGATGGCGCGTAACACACTTCAGAGCCTCACAGGTCGGCGGAAGATGGATGACTGCCATACAAGGCCACTCAGGGTTTCCCGACCTCGTTATGGCCCATGAGCACAAGGGCATTATTTACGCCGAACTGAAAACAGAGCGCGGACGCTTAGACCCAGCTCAGATCACCTGGCTACGCACACTCGACGCAGCTGGAGCCGAGGCTTACTGCTGGAGACCATCAGACATGCAATTCATTACAAACCGATTACTAGAGAAAGCTCCTACAAAATGACCATCATTCGCGCCGAACGGCCCCACATTAACTACACAATCATCAAAAACGAGACTCTCAGAAACAACTCGCTCTCATTCCGTGCTCGAGGAATACACGCCTACCTGCTATCCATGCCTGATAACTGGCGCACATCAGCACTTCAAATGTCACGCCTAGGGCAAGAAGGGCGCGACGCAATCCTCAAAGCACTCCAGGAACTAGAAGATGCAGGCTTTGTCAAGCGCACAAAAAGCCAAGACCCCAGGGGACGCTGGCATTCCGAGATGATTGTCTATGACGAATGCTGCCTAACCCGTGTGGAAATGCTGTGGAAAAGACGTGGACAAGAAGAAACACCGAAGCCTGAAAAACCGAATTCGGATAATCAGGCGTCTTATAAAGAAACTATTACTAATGACGTTGAGAAAAAATCAGAGACATTACTAAAGACCCGTACTCTAATCTGTGGACAATGCGGAGGATCAGGGCGCGTCCTAGGCTTCATGGATAGCCCCATGGAATGCCCAGACTGCCACGGCGACGGCATCCAAC